TAGTGGAGCAGGATCATTTAAAGTTGACTCTACTGTAGTTGGATTAAAAGTATTTAGAAATGAATTAATTATATTCTGTGAAGATAGAATATATAAATTAACTGGAACAGCAAGTGCATCATTTGCCGTGCAAGAAGTTACAAGAAATATTGGCTGTAGAGACGGTGGTAGTATTCAAGAGATTGGTGGTGATGTTATATTTTTAGCACCAGATGGATTAAGAACTATTGCAGGTACGGCAAGAATTGGTGACGTTGAACTTGGATCTATATCTAGACAAATACAATCTAGAATTGATGAAGTGACATTGGATAGAATATCATCTATAGTTATTAGAGGTAAATCACAATACAGATTATTTTACCCAGTAGATGCTACAGGACAATTATCATCAAAGGGAATTATAGGTGTATTAAAAAATAATCCTAATACAGGATCAATAGGATTTGAGTATGCAGATATGGTAGGTATTAAACCAGCTTGTACAGATTCAGATTTTATTAGTAGCGTTGAGACACAAGTATTTGGTGGATATGATGGTTTTATTTATAAAATGGAAACAGGAAATACTTTTGCAACAGGTGCAACTACAACAACAATACAAGCAGTATATAGATCTCCAGATATGGTAATGGGAGATCCTGGTCTAAGAAAATATATGCAAAGAGTTAATTTAAATTATGAAGGTGAAGGAACTTCTATTGATGCAAATTTAGCTCTTAGATATGATTATGATGATCAAAATACACCACAACCAACAAAAATAGCATTACCTAGTGTAGGTGGTGCTGGACAATATGGAGCAGCAAAATATGGTAGTTCACTATATGATGCATCAGGTGTTCCATTAGTAAGACAATCAGTAGAAGGCTCAGGATTTGCAGTAGCATTACAGATCGATGATCAAAATAGTGCAGACTCATTTTCAGTTAAAGGTTTTCAATTAGAATTTACTCCAGGAGGGAGAAGATAATGGCAGGCTATTCAGCAAGACAATCCAGTTTTACAACAGGTGATACTATCACTGCAGCTCATTCTAATGATGAGTTTAACCAAGTATTAGCTGCATTTAACGCAACTACAGGACACACGCATGACGGAACTGCGGGTGAAGGTGGTCCTATTGGATCTATTAGAGATGCTGATGCTTTAAATAAAGTATTAGTTGACTCTACAAATAATCATTTAGAATTTTATGTAGAAGTATCTTCTTCTGCAGTACAACAATTAAGAATACAAGATGGTGCTATTGTACCTATAACAGATAATGATATTGACTTAGGAACTTCTTCTCTTGAATTTAAAGATTTATATATAGATGGTACAGCTAACATTGATACACTAAGTTTAGATGGTACAGCTCTTACAGCTACAGGTGCAGAGATTAATTTAATAGATGGTGGAGCTACAGTTGGCACTACAGCAGTTGCAGATGGAGATGGTATTATTCATAATGATGGTGGTACAATGCGAGTTACAAGTGCTACTACATTTAAAACATATTTTCAAACTGGTGTTACAGCAGCAGCCATAGCAGCAGATGATATTTCAGCAGGTGATGCAGCAGTTAATCTTACAACAAGTTCAGGTAGTATTACTATTGATGCAGCTGCAAATGATACAGATATTATATTTAAAGGAACTGATAATAGTTCTGATATTACTATGCTTACTCTTGATGGTAGTGAAGCAGGTAAAGCAACATTTAATAGTGATGTAGTTGTTGGTGGAGATCTTACTGTAACAGGTGATGATATTGTTATGGGAACTAACACTGCAGGTAATTTATTAATTGCAGATGGAACAAATTTTAATTCAATAGCTGCAGGTAGTTTATCAGAAATATCTACAGTTGCAAATGATGATGTTTTTATAGCAGTAGATACTTCAGGTGGTGGACTTAAAAAAATTGCAAGATCAACAGTTGTAGCAGGACTTGCTACATCAAGTGCAATATCTAATGTAGTAGAAGATACAACACCTCAGTTAGGTGGTAATCTTGATATGAATGGTGCAGATATTGTAACCACTTCAAATGCAGATTTAGAATTAGCACCAAATGGTACAGGTCATGTAACGGTTAGAGGTAATACAAATTCAGGGGCTATTCAATTTAACTGTGAATCTAATTCACATGGTCAAATTGTTATTGCTCAAGCTCATAGTGCTGGTGTTACTAATACATTAACTTTGCCAGCTGGAGCTAGTTCAACTTTAGTATCTCTTGTATCTACAGATACACTTACAAACAAAACTTTAACTACACCAGTTATAGCAGAAATAGATTCTGGAGCTAATATAACTTTAGATGCTACAGCAGATATAGTTTTAGATGCAGGTGGAGCAGATGTTACGCTTAAAGATGATGGTACAACTTTTGGTAGTTTAACAAATTCTAGTGGTGAGTTAGTAATTAAATCAGGATCTACACCTACTACAGCTATGACATTTAGTGGTGCTAATGTAACTTTTGCAGGTACAGTGACTATTGGATCTGCAGGTATATCAGAAGCAGAATTAGAGATATTAGATGGTGCAACAGCTACTACAGCTGAATTAAACATAATAGATGGAGATACATCAGCTACAGCAACAACATTAGCAGATGCAGATAGAGTAGTTACAAATGATGCTGGAACTATGAAACAAGTAGCATTATCAGATGTTAAAACATATTTAACTAGTGCAGGATTTGTAACAGATGATCCAACAGCACTAGCAATAGCATTAGGTTAAATAATGATTGACTTTTCTATTAAAAAACAGTATAATATACAATAAATACGGGGGATATAATAAATGGCGAATACTTTCAAATGTGTGACTTTTGCAGCAGAGCCAAATTCAGCTGGTACACCATATACTATGTACACAGTAGCTGGGAGTACAACAACAGTTGTTCTTGGTTTAATTCTTACTAACATTCATTCAGCAGCAGTTACTGTTGAAGTAGAGTTAGAGAGTGATACTGCAAACAGAAACGGAAATAATAATGCAGTTAATACAACATCTTTTTTAGTTAAAGATGTAACTATTCCAGCAGGAAGTTCATTAGAACTTTTATCAGGTGGAAAAGTTGTCATGGAGACAACTGATGTTTTAAAAATTGATTGTTCTGTAGCTGATAAAATTTCAGGCACACTTTCCATAATGGAAATAACATAATAATTAGGAGAATAAAAATATGCCTTTTATAGGAAAAAAACCAACACCAGCAGCTTTAACAAGTTCTGATATTGCAGCTGATATAATTACAGCAGCTAAAATTGCTGATGATGCTATTTCAGAAGAACATTTAGATGCCACAGTTATAACTGGTTTAACTGCTCTAGGAGCAACACCAGCAGATACTGATGAGTTATTAGTTTCAGATGCTGGAACTTTAAAGAGAGTAGATTTCTCTTATTTAAAAGGTGGTGGTGCATATACAAAACTTTTAACAACAACAATTTCAAGTAATACAACTAATGTTGATTTTAATAGCACTTATATAACTAGTACTTATACTGATTATATGATTATTATGTCAGGTGTTAATTTAACAAATGAACATAATATAGATATGAAAATTAGTGCTGATAATGGGAGTAGTTTTAAAGGTGATATTCATACTGCAGCACAGGGATACGACTCTGGCAATGCTAGTTCTTCAAGTTATAGTGATGGTAGTGCAGAGAAATTTACTATTACACCTAAATATATGAGAGCAGAATCAGATGGTAATGGGTGGTTTGAAATTCACATATTTGGTACTTCAGATACTGCTAATGCTGTAACAGCAACTTGGACAGGTGGATATGAAGATAATTCAGGAAGATCACATGCTATAACAGGTGGCTGTGGTTTAAGTGATAATACACCTCACACTACAAATTTTATAAGATTAACACCAGGCACTGGGAATTTTGCAAAAGGTATATTCACACTTTATGGGAGATCAGTATAATGGCATATATTGGGAAAGAGCCTCAAATAGGCAACTATCAAACTTGCGATGCAATTAGTGTAGTCAATGGTCAAGCTGCATACACAATGCAAGTATCATCTGTTAATGTAG